AAGACCTTTGAACCAATTCCCACCCTTGTCCTTCACGGCATACTGCATGGCACCAGCATCTTCATAGCGCTGGCGCAACGCATCATAAGCCGAATCATCAGGCGCTTGCGCTGCTGCGCGGTTGATGGCGCGGCGAGCAGAAGCCGCAGCGATGTCGTCGGCGACCTTGGTTACGCCATAGCTGGCGGAAGCGCGCGTTGCGTTGACAGCAGGCGCGAAGACACGGAGCTCAGGGATGAGCGCATCGGGCAACGCTGCAACATCTCGCGCCAGTTGATCGCCGGTGCCCAAATTGCGCCGCACGACATCCGGGAGCTTGGGTGCGAGCTCGTCGTGTGCCGCGCCTGCCGCTGTGCCTGCGCCAGCAAACATCGCTGGCACGGCGCGCAACGCCGCATCACCCGCCGCCACGGACGGGTTGACCACGTACTTGTTGAACAGGCCAACAAGTCCTGGCGTTTCAAGTTGCTGCTTCAGCTCTGGCGAAAAGCCGACTGGCCGCTCGCCGAAAGCTCCTTTGGCGGAAGCTGCGATTCTTGAAAGCAACCAGGCTTTAGCTTCTTCGCTTTTGTCCTCGCTCCCGCCTGGAACGCGAGGAGCAACGACCACGCCGCCCTCGGCGTATCCCGGAGTGCGCTGACCACGACCGCGCAGGATTATTTCTATCGCTTCCGGCGAGAAAGTGATCTCGTTGTAAGCCAGCATCCCGTTGACCCCAACAGGGTTGATCTCGACACCAGGAATTTGAGACAACGGCTTCAAAGCTTCTCTGACGATCTGCTGATCGTAGATCGACTCAAACATTTTGGCGTTCTGAACACCGCCACGCGGAACGGCAATCGTTGCCGCCGAGGGAAGGTAGATTGTGTCTGCGCCGCGCTTCAGAGCGTCGTTGATTGCAGCCTTGAACAGCGTGCCGTGGACTTGGCGCAGTGCGCCTGTCTGAGGCGCGCGTTTCTGAGCGTCAGATTGAATCTCTTCGATCACAACGCTGTTTGGCCGGACAGGTATTGTTGCTTCGCCGAAACGACCGTTGTCGACCAAAGGCGCACGAACGGTGGCGTTGGTTGTGTCTGCCGGTATGTAAGTTCCGCGAATGTGCCCGATTATGCCGTTTTCAGCGTTCGTCGCGCTAGGGTAGTGCCAATAGCTCTGACCGGACACGTCTGGGTGCGTCAAACCGATCTCGAAGTAATTGTTGTCATCGAGCGCAGAGCGGGTGGCTTCGGTCAACAAGCGTTGATCGTTTGTATAACGGTAGCCTGAGGCGGAGGTTCCAGCTTGTTCTGCCATCTCTTCTGTGATGGTGTGGACAAGGTCTTCACTTGCACTTTCGGTTGCGCTGTTGAGATTGCCGATGATGTCGTCTTCCCAACCGACTTTGCGGAAAATGTTCATGATTTCTTCAGGAAGGTCCTCAGTGTCAATGGTCCCCTCGTTCAGCCCCGCGATCAAGTCCAAGTTGTCTTCGTTCCGTTCAAGCCCAATTCTGTCCAAAACATTTTGATAAGGCTCGTTTGGGTTATCTTGCAGATAATCCTGTGCTTGTTCTGCAAAAAGAGCTCTGTCGTGGTCGCTGTTCCCCGCCAAGTTCTTAAGGTCGACCGTGTTGTACTGCGAAGGCGGAATTTGCGCTGCGAACTCAGACTTGCTGATCATCGAACCAGCAGGCATGCCTTCGTAACGCCTTGAAAGTTCTTCGAGCGCATCTCGGCTGACGCCAGGCTCGCCTCTGACCTGCGCCAAGAACGATTCAAGCGACTGAACGTCTGGCCCTCGCAATGTTTCGGCGCTGATCCCAGGTTGCAAGTTGATGTTGCCTTGCGGCAAGACAGCACGCTGAATGAAACCCGCATCGTCATAGCGCTGGCGCAACGCATCATAAGCTGAATCATCAGGCACCTGCGATGCTGCGCGGTTGATGGCGCGACGGTTGATGGCGTCAATGAGCATGCCAGCACCTTTAGAGATGCCGTAGCCCAAACCAGCGCCAACGCCGCCGCCAATGACGGCACCGGCTGCGCGGTCGCCTTCTTCGGCCTGACCTGCGCCGGTGATTGCGCCTTGCGTGCCGCCAATCAACGCTGCCTTGGCAGTTGGAGCGAGCTTGGCGAGCGCAAGACCCATGCGCCCTGCGTTCGCAGCAGCAACAGGTGCCGATGCACCGCCCGTGAACGGCAACGCAGCAAAGCTCGCGATGGTCGGCAGCACACCACCAGCGATTTCGCCCGTCAATGACGCGATGGGGTGTTTTTCTGCGTAAGCTTCGTTTTGAGCGCGGATGCGCTTGATGATGTCGGCGTAAGCTTCGTCTGTGAGCTTGGACCGCACCAAAGCTTCTGCTTCATCGCCCCACCCCATGGCCAGGCCTTCACCAAGCACAGAGCGAGCGATGTTGGCTGGTGTTGCGCCACCTTGCAGGTCCACCACGCCACCTTCAGCCCACTTTACCTTGTTGGCCCAGTAGGCCGCGCTGCTTGGACCCTTGGCGATGTTCTTGGCGTGGCGAGACTTGAATGACTTGCGGCGCTTGCGGTAAGATTCAGATTCACCTTCTTTCTTCGGTGAACCACTGACACCTTGTTGACCGAAGCGCACAAGCTTCTCCTTGCCATCGGTGCAAGCCTTGACGACATGCGAAGACTTTGGGTGGCTCGGCGTGCGCTGCGGCTTGTTGCACTTCAATGAGTCTTTGTCGGCCATGATGCTACTTCTTGCTCTTTGATTTGGCAATCTTTGATTTGGCAAGCAAGTCTTGTGCCTCGTCAAAAGCACGCTCTAAAAATTCTTCCTTGTCTGCGCTGGCTTCATATTGCGCTGCGAATTCTGGTGTCCACTTGCGCTTTGCTTTGGCAAGAGCGACTTGATCTTCCTTGTCTGACATCAGTGCAATTGCCTCGTCAAAAAAGGCTGGTTCGCCTGTGTCCCGGTATTTTATAGCATCAAGTTTTGATCTGAGCTTTAATTGCGCTGCTTGTTGTTTTGGCGTGCTAGACAGAAATGACTCGCCGAGACGGTTGGCAACCCACTTCTTGCCGAGACTTTTGGTGATCTTCTGCAGGATCTCAGCTCGCATGGCCGCGTCATCTATCGCGTTTTGGTTTGGGTTGCGTTTGCCGCGCTTTGGTTTGTCAGGCAGGTCTTCGCCAAACATGCGCTTGAATGTGGATTTCATCTGCGCGGGATTTGATGCCTTATTATAATCGACACCGTATTCATCTATAACATTACGAAAGAAATCTACGTCGCTTTGCAGCCCCGATGAGCCTTCCCACACCCCGTCCATAGCGTCCATGAGCTCTTCAGGAAAAATCTTGTCAGTTTTCTTGATGCTTGAATCGAGCGCTTCTTCAAATTCAAATCCCTTTTTTGGAAGAGAAGAAAGTTCAGTGAACTCTTCCGGAGTTAAATGATCTTTCAATTTAGGCGCAATGTTTTTCCAGAATTTAAGAATCTCTTTGTTACCACCCTCAAAAATCGTCCACAAGATGCCATCCTTCATCGCACGATCTGTGTGGGTCAGCTTCAGCGGTGCCATGAGTTTGGCCGCAGTATTTTCTATGGGTGTGACAAGCTCCGGTTCAAGTGCGATCCGGGTGAGCGCACCAATAGGATCAATGCCTGTCACTTTGGTGGCGAGTTGGGCACCAAGCTGTTGCAAGAATCCACGACGGCTGGGCGCAGCAAGTTTACTTAATTGATCCTGCAAAAGATCATTGAGCGGCGATGTTTGCTCAACAGGAACCAATGCATTAGCGGATGGCGGAATAGGAACCAATGCATTAGCGGATGGCGGAGCTTCACTGAACAAGTTAGTGAAGAGTTGACGACGACTGGGCGAAGCAAGATCATTGAGCGGCGATGCCTGCTCAATAGGAACCAATGCATTGGCGGATGGCGGAGCTTCAGCGAACATGCCGCTAAGCTTCTTGACCAGCGGCTTGGTGTCGACAAGCTTGTCGAGGATCTTTTTAAGTGGCATACGGATTCACTCTTTGACGCGGCTTGACTTGCGGTTCATCTGGATCTTTCGCTTTGGGCAACTCAAACCAGCCGTCATTTTTAAGGAAAATGATCGCTTGAGTGAAAGTGTCGACGTAATCGTCGTGTTCGGCAACAGGGAACTTGTCGAGCTGCTTTAAAAATGGTAATGCCCAAGTCACAGGCTGACCGGGATTCTTGCCGCTCTCCGGCACCCAAACGAATCCGAGCTCAAGTGTTGGCGCAGCTTGGTGCGCTCGAGAGACCTTGTCGGCGTTGCCGGGATTGTAGCCCACCGCAGGAACGCGCGCAAGACGCAGATCCTGCAACAGCGACTGTCCGCTGGCTTTTGCTTCAACCAACACGCGGTCAGGTCGGCGCGCGCGGTTGAACGCATCCTTCTTGCTGGGACCGCCATACTCGGTCTGCCAATCTTTGATCGCGCGCGCACGCAGATCTGGGTACGTCAAGTGCTCATCCCATGCATCAATCAGCATCACGTTGCGCCGACCTTCGTGCGTGAACACGGCATAAACGCTGCAAGCTGTTGGGTCGCCACTGGTTTTCTCGGTGAATGCGCAGTCGTAGCTCTGCATGATGTATTCAAACTGAGGTAGCGCCTTGGTCGCTGGCCACAGCTTCACGTGCTTGGTCTTGAGGATGCCGCCCTCTGCTGGCTTGGGATCTTGCTGCAGCTGACCAGCAGCGCCATACACACCCAGCAATTGCTTGAGCTCTGTGACTTCCTTTTCGCCGAATCGCTCTGGGCAGATCAACTGACCTTTGATTGCGCGCGGATCGTATGAACCCAAGCCCGTCTTGCGACGCACGCCATCCCACTCTGCCGGTATGCAAAGGTGCTCCCAACCGCCAATGTCCTCAAGGATGTGACCGCTGATGTCGGCTTCATGCAAGCGCTGCATGATGGTGATCATCGCGTCGCGCTTGGGATCATTCAATCGTGTTGACCAAACGACATCAAACCACTCCAACGCACTCCCGCGCATCACGTCAGATTGAGCCTCTTGTGCGCTGTGCGGATCGTCGAGGATGAGCCGCGAGCCGCCTTCGCCGGTTGCCGTACCGCCCACAGACGTTGCGAGCCGGTAGCCGGTCTTGTCGTTTTCAAAGCGCTGCTTGGCATTCTGATCACCAGAGAGAGAGAACAAGTGACCCCAACGCTCCTGGTACCATGGGCTCTGCACGAGCCGCCGCGCCTTCAAATTGTCGCGGATTGAAAGCACGCCGCTGTAAGATGCACAGAGGTACTTCTCCTGTGGTCGCGCCAGCCACTCCCAAATCGGAAACATAACACTCACAATGGTCGACTTGGAATGTCTTGGTGGGATGTTGATCAACAGCTTGCGAATCTCGCCAGAGCTG